TAGCTTCTGCATCTGATGCTGTTGAGTATATTATATAATTAGCCATTTTAGTAATTAGATGAAAGGTCTGTATGTAGTGCTGACTGCTCAGATGTTGTTAGCTCTTTATCAAAAGCCATCATTACACTTGTCTTAAAGACAGCACCATTACCTAAATAGAATCTATCGTTAGTCATAGTTGTGCTTAAAACATCATTTGTAGTGTTTAAAATCTCAGTAGAGTTTTTAGTCATATCAATACCAGTTCTAACTATTCCACTAACTTGCTCGTTTCTGGTGATACCGCATACAGTATACATATCGCCACTATCACTCCATTGTGCTGTGTTACTGTACTCATCAACTCCACCATAACCATCAGTTTTCATAGACATACCTAAAAGTGGTGCGTAGGTGTTGTTTCCAGTTACTAAATATCTGTGGTCTACATTAAAGTGGCTAGTGTATTGGTGACTCTCTTTTAGACCAAACAAAGTCCTTTTTGTATTGCCAAAGTTTTGCTGTCCATTTGCTAATGACATCACTAAAGTAACGCTTGTAGTGTCATTATTTGAGTAAGCATTAGATACAGCTGTATTACCATCAGTAGCCATTTGCATACCATAATATTGAAAAACCCTAAGATCTAATGTATTGTCACTTGCATCGTAATATGGGGCTATCGAATAAGAAGAAACACCAAAGTCAGCACCACCTTTCTGGTCGTATATCTTAGATACTTGTACTTGCCCACTTGCCCAGTTGGTGTAAGTTGAGCTAGTTAGCTCGCTATAAGTAAAATCTTTAGTAGTTGGCGATGAGCTACTACAATAAAGCTCTACTATATTATTACCATTTCCGTACAAATCATATAAAGCCCAAGCGTTAGTAGCATCGTCCATTATAGTAGTTGCTGACGCAATTACACCGTCAACACGTTGTACCGCTGACCTTATAAGGGGTTGTACAGCTGACTGTATTAATGGCATTAAACTTTAACGAAGTTGATTTTAACGCCTGTAGCACCAACACTAGTTGCATCAAATTTAATAAAGCAATTAGGAGGTAATGTTATGGTAGCATTGTAGTCATCTGTTATTGACAGATCAATACCAACAGCTGTTGTAAGTGGCGAGTAGTTTGTGCCGTCAATACTAACCAATACTTTTATTGTGCCACTAGAAGCAATTGTTCCTTGGCTATCTAAAAAATACTGACCACCACCATTGTCTCCAATCTCTACAATTTTGTCTTCTGAATTAATGAGTGTTATCATATGTTCTTCTATATATTATCTTTGTGAATCGTCAAGCAACCATTGCTCAAACTCGTTCAAATATTCTAAAATGTAGGTACCTGTCATCTGGTGGAACCACTGTGGAGGTCCATATACGTTCTCTCCTGTCAGATCCTGCACCTTCTTGTACGCTCCAGTAGCGTCACCTGTACCTACCTCATACATAAATCCTAGTATAGTTTGTGGTAGTGGTGACATCACTTCCGTTGGATCACCAAACCTTAGTGCTGAGATTGGTAACTCAAGTACACCAAGCAACCCTGATTGATTAATTAGTCTATTCCATTGGAACGAACTCATCCTTGCTATATTGATTGGCTCCTTACCTTTAGCTAAGTCTTTTAATACAGTTGCCATGTATGCCATTGCTATACTACCAGCAACAAACGCCATAAAGTGTGCCATCTTATACATCATTACATCATCAGTATTACGATCAGCACTAATACCGTTCTTCATTCTGTAGAATATGTTCTGTGTCATACCTAACATAAATGATTGGTACTGAGTTAGTATACGCATAGCTGAACCCATAGGAGTACCAGCCCTAAAGCCTAATGATGTTAACACTTGTGTACCTATGTCTGGTCTAAACACACCTTGTCGTATATACTTAGTAACAAACCTATCAAACTTCTTTCTAGTCTTAGGTGACAGTGCATCAATATTCATTCTTGTTACACCATCAGGAGTTTGAGTTGTATAAGTTAACTCACTTATTTCTTTCGCAGTAAATCCAAAACGTTCAAGGTTCTGAACAAACACAGACCCTGGCTCATTAATAGCATCACTAATAAATCTAGTTAACACATCAACAAACATCTCTTCCGATGCAGTAGTCAATGCATTCAAACCGTTGATCTTAAAAACTAGTTGGTGTAGTTTGTTTAAGAAACCACCACCAGCAGTCGGACCGAGGTCTGTGATTCTAGATGCAACAGCGTTGTTAAGCACATCAAAGGCTGCACCTAACTTATAGTAATATGTTTGCATACCACGTTTGTTACCTGTAAATCTATTCTTAACACCTTGAGCATATGAACGTAAAAATACATCATGGTACTTTTCAAACGGTATACCTAACACATCTAGTGTACTTATAGCATTTGGTATATCAGTAAGTGATGATGCACCAGATCCAGATAAAAACATAATGTTTGAGAAACGCATAGCTTTGTTAGTAAACGAACCCATTGTTGCATCAACTGGGTTATCCAACAAACCAGTAAGTTTGTCTACAGTCTTAAGGTATAAATACTTCTGACTTGTTTTGGTAGTACCCTTACCACCTATGTCATCTACTAAAGACTTAAGCATAGTACCTGGTTTAGTACCTGCTGTCTCAGCTAGTGATGCTAAAGCTGCACGTCTCTGTATCTGTGAAAGCATCAGATGTCCAATAGATTCGTAACCACTAAATGTAGTAGCTGCTTCACTAGCAAACTCTCTCTTAACTACAATGTTTCTTGAACCAAAGGCTCTGTCTAAATCCATTAACATTATATTGTCAGCATCAGCTCTGTTTGGATCAAGAGACTCATACCACATTTCCATAAACTCATCAAATGTCCAAGGTTGTTCTTGCTTACCTTCCTTAATCAACACGCCACTCATGCGTTTCATAGTAGCTTGTTTATCTATAAACCTATTCATGTATTCATAGAACCTATCAAAGCCCATAGTGTAAATAATATCAGGATCCCATCTCTGAGACAAACCACCAAAGTCATCTAGTATATCTAACCTAAGACCAGCCCTGTTCATATCAAACAGAACCTTCATCTCAGTTGCTTGTATTATATTAAACAGTTCTTCTAGCCCTTCAATACCTTTCCAGTTTTCAGGTATTTCTCTATTAAGTAAACCTTCATGTAGTTGTTGGAAGAACACTCTACTTTGTTCTTTCCTTCTCTTACCAAACATCTTCCAAGAATCCTTAGACCCTACATTCTTAAATGTTTTAAAGAATGCTAGTCCTTGTTCTGGTAAGAATAAATCAATAAGGTTATGTTTAAGTAACACATCCATTAATGGTACAATAGCTTGTTGTCCATCAGCTATCATGTTGTGTTCAATACCTGCTAATCCTGTACGAACAGATCTATCTCTTCCATCTAAGAGACTACGAAGCCATGATAACTTTTGTTTGTCATTCTTCATTCCCTCTAGTTCAAGAAGTATCTTTCTTTTCTTAGAAGCGTTACGAAGTACATCAATAAGTCTACCTTGGTAGTAACTAGCAAGCACAGCACTCTTAGCTTCACCATTATAAATTCTACGTCTAATGTCTGGGTTAGGTAAGCTACCTGTTGCCCCCACAGTCTCGTCTCTATAATAATCTTTGATTGTATTATACAACTCTTTTAACTCAGACTCAGCTAACACATGGACTGTGTTCCCTGTCTCCTCATCAAAAGTATAAAGGATTTCCTTAATAGTAGCCTTGTACTCACCATAAGATATTAACTCTGTAGCATCTGGATCCACATCCAAGTTACTTGAGTCTCGTCTTGTTAGCATAGCTAGTATAAGATTATCTAGTCTATCCCCTTCTATCTGCTCTGGTGGTAATAACTGAGCAAGGTCATCCTTTAGTCCTTGTACTCTAGCTTTTAAAATCTCTTGCTTAGCTGCGTCAACCGACATCTGATTGTCACGAATGTATGTACTGATAACATCATCACCAGTAGGACCAGCATAATCTTGCTGAGTAAGTCTCGCCACATTTGCTTTGTGTCTAGCAATAGTGTTTCCAACTGTTGGGTTGTTACCTAGTCTTACTTTAGATTCGTTAATAACATTTGCTATCTCTGAAGCTAACTGTCCTGGGTTTTTAGTTGTCAATAACTTTTCTGCTAGTATCTCAGTGTTAATATACTTTTGTCGTGGACCTTTTGCATATTTCTTTGTTACATCAGCTATTACTTTAGCTATAGATAATCTTAGCTTATCATACAATTTAATGTTAGACTTCTTTAACTCAGCCCAAAACTCTGGAGTTGTTATTGCCCACTCCATTAATGCAGATGCTCTCTCTTGTGTAGTCTCAACACCAGCAAAATAACCACCTCTGGATGCAGTCATATCATCTAGTTGTTTTTCTAACAAAGGATGATTTTCAATTATTTTATTTAGATCAGCATAACCTACTGGATCTATACGCTGTATAGCGTGCACAACTTCATGAAACACAACAGAGAATGGTGATATCTTTTCTCCAACTAAGAACTCCATTCTATTTAAGTGTACAGTCTGCGGATCTCCGTTAGGATCAAAGTAGCCATATGCTACACTACCTGTAGTTGTTTGTTTAAAAGTAAACTGAGTGCCAAAGATACTTTCAACAACTTGTGATGCTACAGCAATCTCATACGCATACGCTTTCTTGTACTGCTTTGCAAACCTTTTAATAAACTTATTTGCTTGTTGCCTAGTTAAAACATTTAACTCTACAAGTTTATCTACGCTAGTTGTGTTATGCTTACGCATAAGGTCTGACATAACTGAAGCATATTCATCAGACTTTAACTGTGCTTCTAAACTATGTGTAGGTATAATCTCTTCTACATCCTCTTCATTCTTCTGTACAAAATGTCCGTCTGTGTCACCTATAGTTTCTTTTGCTATCTTAAGTTCTTTATCTGTTAGACCTTTAAAGTTGCCACGACGAATAGCAGTAAGAACATTCATATACATATCTTGATAGTTCTTAGATTGCTGAGGTATAGGTAAATTCTCAAGCTGTTTATCTTTCTCTTTATCCAACACCACTTGTCTAGTTAGTGCCGTGTTTAAAGATGTCTGCAATCCTTGCTCCATGTGAGACTTAAGCATATCCTTAAGTAAACTAGTTTGGTCTGGTGACATGTCTTTGAATCTAATAATACCATCTGTATCAATAGCTTCTTGAACAAAGTCAGACAATGCATCAGCTTTCTTAACAGCCGTTTGAAACTGAGGGCTGTGAGTATACGCAATAGAAGCAGCCTTACCAAACTCTCCTGTCTCAAAGAATGAGTATATTTCTTTAAAAGTCTGTCCTTTCTTAAGGTTTGCATCGGCAGCTTTGTAGTGCATAAAACCTGAAAGTGTACCAAAGGTAAGCTGCCCTATAGCAACGTTCATACCGATACCATATATAGAAGTCAACGGATCTGTTTCATAACCTAAATCTCTAGCAGCGTGATCATAAAAACCCTGTGCAATAGGAGCTTCTGCAACAGCGTACTTAAGAAAATCTTTCTGACCATATAATACAGATTTAAATCTCTGACCCATATTGATTGCTGCTTGTGTGTCATTGATCCTATCTATTCTATCAGCAACCTTCTTTGTTTTCCTAGCTACCTTTGCAGCTAAACCAAAAGGTATAAAGTTAAATACATCACCAGTCTCTGCTGGTAATCCAGCAACAAAGTTTGATATTGTGTACTCATCATTAATACGAGAGTTAACCAAATCATTATGAACTCTTCGCTGATAACGCATGTCATACTCTAAGGCATACTCACCAGGTATTGGGTCAAGAAAAAAACCATATTGGTTAGCATACTCTTGAGCCATAAGGTCATCAGCTTTCTCCAACCCTTCAGCTATAGATGCTTGTCTTGCTTGGTACAAATCATATTGAAACCTAACAGGGTTTCGTACTTGATTCCAAGCAGCCTTAAGAGCTTGACCTCCACTTTCAATTCTACCTGTAGGTGTATCAACTAGGTCACCTATGTTACTAACACCAGTAACTGTACCTAATGCTTCATCTGGAACTATTGTTAAATCCATTGTTAGTAATCTTGACCTTCATCTAGACGTTGCTGTCTCACGCTGTCAATCCCAGATTCAGACAGGGTTAAAGCATCTGGTTCTGTGTCAGCTGGTGCAGATATTGTTAGACCTTCTTCTCTTATTACAGCTCTTTGCTCATCTTCTGTAATAATTAATTGGATCTTTCTTTCACCTACATAGTAATAAATTGGTTCGTAGTACCCTGTAGCTGGATTAAATATATGAGGAGCTGTTCCAGCTTTACCTCCGTGTGTTGATATCTTATCAAACCTAAACGCTGGTTTAGGTTCACCAGTAGTTGCTAGTGGTATTGTAGCAGATGATACCCAATCATATAACTTATCAGGATTATCAAAATACTTATCTAACTTTTTAAAGAAATTATTTACCTCTTTCTTTAAGCTAGTGCTGTAAGCAGCGTTCGATGCCACACCCTCAGCTATCTTTTGTATACTAGGTGTCATAGCATCTCTTAAATTTAACTGTTCATTCTCAGCCATCACAGTCCAATTAACTTCCATTAATCTATTAGCAATAGCGTCAGCTGTATCTTTGTATGCTGTGCTTAAGAATGTATTAGCATAGTGATTCTGGGCAGCCTGGTAAGGTCTAGTACCAAACAAATAGTCACGAAGAAATGGGTGAGCAGCATCCAACTCAGTTTCAACTGCCATGTTATATATATTAGGTGGTATGTAAACATGTGTATCAAAGTCAGGTGCTTTTCTTGTAGCACCCATCACACTAAACAACTGTAAGTTAGCTGTATTAGCAACCGACTTTCTTATGTGTTTATCAATCTTATCAAACTTAAAGTTGTGAGCCTTCTCATCTTTATCTTTCTTTTCTAGTTTCTTTTGATACTCTTCTTTTAATTTAGTATCAGCTAGATCAAACCATGACGAAGCAATCAAACCACGTCTTAGTTCTCTATAGTATGAATGTAAATCATTTCTTCCTTGGGCATCATAGTATGTTGCTAACTCCGCAAGGTGTGGTAGTGTATCTAAATTATCTGCTCTAGTTTTATAACCGTCTGGTAAACTCCCATAGTTTGCTGCATTCTCAAACACTCTGATGTAGTTGTTTACAAAGTTTGATACAGTCTGTTTATTCATGTCTGGTGCCATACCTACAGCCATATACAACTGACCTAGCATCTTGTCTTCTTTAGATGGATTTTCTTGGTTTATTAAATCAAACCCACGCTTTAACAGAACATCAGGGTTTGTTGTGTTTAACTCCTGAACATCGTTTATATGCAGAGCTACACTAGTGCGGTCTGCAAAGTTTACCTCTATGTTAGAAGGTATAAAAAAATCTCTTTCATCATAACCAAACTCATCAACAAAAAGTCTTTTCATCTCTTCGTTTTGAAGTCTAGGATTATTTGCTAGGTGGGGAACCAAAGCTTTTAACACTCGTACATCTTTATTCTCTAACCCACTGTGTATGTAGTTAGCTAATCCATTTCTGTAGTTTGTGTACTTGGTTGCAGTCTCACCATACAAAGCAAGACCTTCTGGTAGTACGTTACTTACTCTATAGTTAGGATCTTTAAGCTTCTTAACTTCATTAATAGCCTCCATTTGAATTGGAGAGTACGCATACTCAAACTCATTGGCATCTGGATCAGGTATGAATCTAGTCAAGAACGCTTGCATCTCTACCATATTCTGCTCTTGGCTTGCATTAAGAATTTTATCACCATTAGGTTTTTCCTTATATTTATTAAACAACTCAACACTACCTAAACGTGTTAACTCAAATGTAGGGTCTGGCACAGGGTCAGTCGGTGACAATGACATTATGTTCTTACCATACTCTATTATACTGTTTAAATTACGAAGCTCTCTTTCTTGAGTAATGTCAAAGATTTCATCAAACCCTGCTTCTATTTGTTCCTTGGCATAACTAGCAATCTCTTTGTTGTTCTCAGATATATAATTATGTGCTGCATTGTATGTACCAAACTCTTCAACAATAGCGTTTACTTCATTTGCATCAAAAGCTGTATCAATCCTGTGTTTAAATAGCTTTATAGCTAATGCCTGTGCTTGTGTGTTAACAGTTCTAACATTGTTTTCGTTTAACTGTCTTGAGTATCTTGATTCAGCAAACGACTCAATAGAACCTAGTGCTGTATAAAAATCTTGTTGTGGTATTTCTGTAGTTGCGTATCTATTTATAGTTTTATCAACAGTTGTAGCAGCGTATATTTCATCATTTGATACTCTGTCAAGCAGTATCCTGTTATCTGTCGAATTACTGATTCTAACTGATGCTTTAATCCAGTCAGTATCTAAATTATTTCTTTGTTTAACTGCTAGAGTTGGATCGTGTAAGTCATCTGTTCGAAACTCTGCAGACCGAACAGACTGCCACTGTTCTCTTAGTGATGGACCTTCAACACCATCTTCACCGACTACTGGATCTTCAAACGTTCCACTCTTAATAGAACGCATAACCTCTGCTTCAAGAATCAATTGTCTATTAGTAGCTTCAGTAATCCTTGTATCAATTCGTAGTTGATCTGCTGCTTTCTGACGAGCTGCAATTTCTTCTTCAGCTTGCTTTCTTAGTTTAGCTGCTTCTTTAGCAGCAGCTTCTAACCTTTTTTCTTTCTGTATGTTTGACTGGTATATGTTAGAACCAACCTGAGCAACCTGTCCTAGTGCACTAGCTGCTGCCTCTAGTCCGATATTACGAGTATCTTTTCTAATACCAAATGATTCTGCTTGCAGTTGGTTCTGTCCTGATATGCTTGATGTCTGTACTCTGATTGCCATATTAAGGTGTAAAACTAAAAGGTGATGGTGTCGGTGTTACTGGTTTCATAGTACCAAGATTAAAATTAGTTCCTAAGAAATTAAAATTAGGTGTAGTTGTTGCTGGTACACTAGGTGTTGTCGGTGCACCTAAGTTACTTAGTGTCATGAATGATCCAGCTGCTGATGCAAACGAACCTAACATATTCATCTTACCAGCGTACTCAACTTGTTGTGCTTGTACCCTAAGTTGATTTGCTTGTGCTGCTCCACTATGTCTAACCTGTGCTTGCTCTGCTTCAGAATATACATCTATTGCATACATCTGTCTGCTTAGTTCATCACCTTGCATACTAGCTTCTAAGTATTTATCAGACTCCTCTAAGTATATTGCGTCTAGTTTATCCTGATAAACTTTCTCTTCAGCGTCCAGTATTGCAGAGAAAGTACCACCATAGCCATAACTGTTCTTAGTTTTAGCTAAGCTTTGTTCGATCTCACCAAGTCCAGTATCAATACCTTTTGCTGCCTTGTTGACAGCAACTTGAAGATTATAATCAATAACTGATTTATCAAATGCAAGTTTCTGTTTCTCTCCTTGGTACTTACCTGCTATTGTAACAGCATTGTAATCAGCCATGTTAATAACACCATCAGCGTTCTGCTCCAACCCTTGTGCTTGGCTCTTAGCACCCAAGTACCCCACAATACCTTGTGCGGCTTGGAATCCTGCTACGACATATGGTATTATTGCTTGCATTATCCTGTTAAATCTGTCTTGGTTACAATAGCTGTTAGCGTCATACTTGCAGGCTCATCTTGCTTTATCTCTGGTATTCTGTCAACTCCAAACGTAGAACCTACGACTGGTCTTTCTTTATCAAACCCTGTGTAGTTTGCAGACGGCAGTGTTATTGTTTCAAATGCACCACCTATACCTAATTTAAATTTGCTTGTTTTAATAACATGTAACCTAGTAGATATAACTCTTATTTCATCTGCACCAAACGCAGGTTTACTTGCACCATCCCATGTAGGGTACATTGGTTGTACTGTACCTGTGTATTTTCTACCGATTAAAAAAGTTACAGCACCAGTTGTTGGACCAGACCAACTTGCTATAGTTATTGTACCATTACCTGATGGCTTACTTAGTGAATGCTCTCCGTAGTAAACTCCATTAGCTACAACAGACAATGACTGTCCATTGCTGTAATTGTTTGTTGAACCTAATGTAATAGTTAACGTACCGTTTGATATAGTACTAGATATATCTGTAACTGTATGTGTAAATGATCCGTCAAGGTATTCTGTTGGTTCTGCTGCTGAACCCTTAAGTGAGTACAATGTTTCAAATTGCAACGCTGTATTCTCTCTAGTTGCGATAACAACCTTGTCGTTACCAGATGCGTACCCTTCTCTTACACAAGTTATATCTTCTACAACAGTACCGTGATCTACCTTAGACCAAGCATAATACTCTTCCTGTCTCTGGTAACTTAGTATGTATAGTAAACCACCTTGAGTTAACACCCAGATTCTAGGTTGTGGATTCTCTTGAACAGTAATACGTTTAATCTGATCCTCAATAAATATTGGGTATATAAACTTAGATAGGTCGTTAGCGTTTGATGATTGTATCTGTCCATCATACTTATACTCCATAAGTTTTGTGTCTGATTCATCAGGAAAGAATATAGATGTACCAATCATATGAGCTTCACCCTTACAGTTAACCTCATCAACTAACTCAATACGAATTGTCTTAGGACTAATAGAGAACTCATACTGATTAGGTATAACTCTAAAGATACCACGGCTAGTTCCAATAACTAACTCTTTAGCTGCTAACATCCAACGAATAGATGAGTTAACATTACTCAGTGCGTATGATATACCGTTAGTATCTAACACTTGTTTGTCACCTTCTGTTGGTGCAAAATCTGTTTCGTCATCTACCTTACTAAGGAATACAAAGTTAGGATTGGTTGGTGTGCCACCATATATCCTACGTCTTTCAAACTTAGCTACTTCTTTTGGGTAGTTATTGCTATACCAAGCTCCTTCACTAAATGATGTAGCAACACCAGCATTCTGAAACTCACCAGTTGTTGCGTTCCTTGGTACTTGTGTTCTTATCAACGCTTCTACGTTATTACCAAAACCACTCACCACTTTACAATAGCACACACCATCTGGGTAATCTAATTTATAATACCTACCTACACCAGATTCTAAGAAGAATGTACTAGCGTTTGTCCCTGTAGCTGTAATTAATATGTTGTTTGCTATCTCAGTCACAGCTACATTAGCTCCTGTTGAGATAAGATTACCTGTGCCTGCTCCTGAGTCATAAGACTCAACAACAGCTGCACCAGTATCTATCTCATGCACAAGCATTGCAACACCTAAAGACAGATCACCAACAGAAGAGTTTGCATCTGTACCAGTCGGATTGTGAAATACACCACCAGTCCAAGTAAAAGTTCGCTGACCACCTGTAGCTACATCAGCAGTAGAGTTGCTGTTAGTATCTCTAACCTGAACAGTCCCATTACCATATGATTTATAAACATTACCATACTGATAGAAATCTTGACCAGTAAACACGGTAGTGCCGTATATGAAATTTACAGGGTGTGTCTCTGTTCCTAAAAATCTTTTTACTTTTACCCAACGTGTCGTTGTTCTAGTCGCACCAGCTACATCGAATTCAACTGCTCTGTCTGGGTCTACTCTTATATATGAACCATGTTGAGAACCATTAAAAACAGTAGTATCTGATCTTAAATGTATATCACCATTAGGCACACCATCTTTTATATATCTAGCATCATTACCTGTGTTGTCAATTAACTGCAACAGTGCACTTGGATCTTTAATATCTGTAACAAAATCAAAAGCATCTACATACACAACATCATTTGTTGGTGGTTGTACCTCACTAGCGTATAAGCCTGTAGCAGATGCTATAACTTTACCAGCTACTGTAACACCACCAATATCATACTCAACATACCAGTCTTGCGAAAACTGATTTGCAGTACCACCATCCCAATCTGATTTGATAACAGTGAACGCACCTTGCTTTTCTAGTCTAACAATCTCTTGTCCCTTGGTAGCTGTTAACTGTATGTCAGATGTATCTTTTTCTAAGAAAGGTTCTATGTATGTATCTATCTCTGCTAGTGTCCAGTCATCATCACCAGCCAAAGGTAGTTGTGCTCGTAGTTGATTACTACCGCTATCTCTTAGATTATCACCACCACTATCTCTTAAATTAAAAAATTCAAAAGTAATATTAGCTGTTAGCTTTCTTGGTCGGTGTTGTTCGTGTGCTATGTACAACACATCAGTCTCAGAACTAAACCGTAAGTCAGCTAGTTGATTGGTTGTGTACGGTGTAGTGACTGTATCTTTTAGTACATTAGTCTCTGCATCATATATCTTCAAAAACAAATTACCAAACACAGCACGATAGTTCTTAGCTGTTGCTAATGTAATTGTTGTTTGTCTAACATAGTTCTCAGATGCATACGCACTGTCAATTGTAGTAGTTTCAAACCCTTGCCTGTACTCTGCTGGTCCTTGTAGTGAAGGAAAGAAGTTCTCTAGCTTACGACAAGAGTTAGCAGTCCTTGGTAGATCAGTGCGACCTACAAGATTGTCGGTGATTAAACCACCAGAAAAATTAGTTGCTACATTAGTATACCGAGCCATAAGTGTTATGAGTCCCTATGATTCTAGAGTTGCCGTCGTGAATAAATGATTGTGCACTGCCTTGTCTTCCTTCAAGAGTTCTAGCTCTTCGTAATGCTTTTACATACTGAACATGAAGTATCTCATGTCTGTTCTCAGAACCAGACAACTCAATAGCAATTGCTTGTGCTATATGTAAAACCATTAACCTATTTAAAAATGCAGGAAGTCCTGTAGCATTTGTAGACAAGTCAGGTACGAAAGTGTAGTACATACATATCTCTTTTAAGTTTGTATGTAACTGATTATCATAGAATGTATAGTCAGTTACTACTGCTGTGTTGTCTTTATTAGTTAAGTATGTAAGTAAATTATAATCACTCGGCAACGTATAGTAGTACTCATACTGCGTGTCTGTTGCTGGTGTTGAATTGACTGCGGTTAACGAAGCCTTCTTTGTGTTATAGTTAAATATGTTTTCTGAAAATATTTCAAGTACTGCATCCAAATACGCTTGGTGTACAATCTGATATGTAGCACTAGTTGTATCAGTAGTGTCCAAATGATAACTCCCTACCTTCCGTAAGGCAGAGTTCATGATATTTAGTTTTGTTGGTGTTGTACTCATTTTAAAAGGGAGTACCCCCTAGCATTTAGCTAGGAGGTACAACGTTAAGATTATTACTCTACGCAACGAATCTCACCTGTAATCTCACCCCACATACGAGATGCGTCTGCACACAACTTGTAGTATAAGTATGGAATGTTCTTACGAGATGGGTCACGCCACATGTCGCCTTTAAGTCCTTCACCGACTGACATCTTGAGTGACTTGCTACCTGCAACCAAGCAACGACGCTCATCTTGGAATGAAGTTCCACCAGTTAATGGTAGACGTTCAACAACGATGAAGTTGAAGCCCATGAATGATGTAACGTTACCGCTCTCTAAGCTCTTGCGAACTGCGAAGTCAGAACTTACAACTTCAGTAATACCTAATAGATCGTCGATCTGTTTAGATGTAACGAAGCAGTTAAGTGTTTCTTCTTGGTCGATTGCGTTAAGTTTCAACATTGCGATACGAGCTGCACGAAGCTTAGCAAGTGTAAGACCTGAAGCAGCAGCTGATCCTGAAGAAACATAGTTACCACCAATACAGAAACCTTCTGTGTCAGGAGTAGATGATTCTTTAGCATCAACAACGAACTTACCTGAACTAGTGATTAAGTTACCACCACCAACAGCTTGTCCTGCACCAGTAGTCAATGTACCAACAGTGATGCTAGAGTCACCTACAGGAACGATACCAGCAGGAGATTCAGAACCACCTGTAGTCACAGCAGCGTTACCACCACCAACGAACTTAATCTCAGTAGTTCCATTCTTACCTGTGAAGGCAGAACCATAGATTTTGTCGATGATGATATCATCAATCTTACGATTACCAGATGCAAGTAATGCTTGTGTATAAGCATTCATTGGATCAGTAGCTACACGTTTGAGATCTTTCTCATCAATGTATTTACCTAACTCGTAATCTTTAAGACCGATGCGACGTCTGTCGTGATCAATATCAGATGTTGGATTGTGGGCGTAACGCTCGTTTGCGTCTTGCATAGCCTCAGCAATACCGATGCGATCAAAATATTGATACTCGGTGTTTTGAGACTCCGTTTCGAAATACGATTGCAACTTTGATTCCGTTTGTTGGAAAGCTTGTTCAAAGCCTTCTCGGAAAGCGGCAACGTATGCTTTTTCAATGAAGTTATCCGCTGTACTTGGAGCACCTGTTAGGTTAATTCCAGCATGAGCGTTAGTGCTTCCTTCATATGAGTACCCTTGGGCACCTACGTTTGATAATGCCATAATATTTTATTAGTTTATATAATTAGAATTTGAATGAATAGTTTTGCGTTGAGCTACCCTTTCGGACTCTTCTAGTTATAACGTCAACCAACGGCTTTCCAAAGCTGTTACTGGACCAAAAAATAGGCTACCCAGTGTCTCCTAGATAGCCTATAATGAACTATATGTCAAGCAATATTAAGTCTTCTGCGGATACAATTGACTATAAAGCTGTGCTCTTTTCTGCAGAACCTGCTCACGCTTCTGTCTATCACCTACTTTTAACTGTGATGGATTACTTAGAATCAAGTCATTGTAGTCCATATCAATTGCTTGTAGTTGTGATTGTATACCCTGTACAGTATTATTAAATGAACCAGGAATATTAGAACCACCTGCTGGTAATGTATCACCCATCATACTACCTAACTTGTTAAACAACTTAAGTACACCTGGGTGGTTTGCTAACCTAGCGTCTTGCATCAACTCATTTAACTCTGGTATCTCTTGTGAGACAGCACTAAATGATTCTCTACTATTCTGGATATTCTTTTCAAAGTTATCACCCCAATCAGCCTCAAGCGATACTCTATAATTATTAAGTTGCTCTTTACTGTCTTGGTCTGTTAACTGTGAACCTTCAACACTCATCTGTGCCCATCGTGCATACAGCTGATCGAACTGTCTTTGTGTCAGCCCCATCTCTCCAGCAAAGTCTACTAACTCTTGTACAGTCTCGTCAGCAAACTCAGGTACTTGTGTCCCCTCAGGAAATTCAACAGGTAGCTTTACTTCTTCAGGGATTGCATACTCATCATTCTCTGGTCGTAACTTACCATAGAAGTCATTCCAGTTTTCATCTGTCCACTCTTCTGTTGGAGCTTCTAATCGTTTACGACCAATCGTCTTTTGTGCATTTATAAATTGATCGGCTAATGAACTGAAATCTTTTGTCTGCAGTAACGCAGGGTTAGCCTTCATTTCATCAGGTAGCGTACTAAGAAATTGTCTATACGCTTCTTCTTGGTCACCTTGTTGTTGAGGTGGTTGTTCTTCTCTAGCCTCTGGCGTTGGTGGTGCTTCTGATTGTGGCTCTGCCACTATACCAGCACCCAAGCCATTAACTTCTTCTTGTGCTTCTTCACTCATTACTATTTTCTAATTCTAATTTGTTTATTAATTTCTGAGGATCATCCTCAGCTATTAAAGTCAAAAATGTCATGGCGAGTCTACGTCTACCTTCAGCTTCCCTAAGCCGTCTATCATCCTCATGAAAGACAGGTTTGGTAACGTGGCATTCACGAAGAAATACTTTGAAGAATCGTTTACCTTCTTCAGTTTCTAATATAGAGAGTAAGTCATCTCGCAACTTAACCCTCTCCTTAAGTTGGTCAAGGTTTCTGAGTTTCATTAAATGTTAAGTAACTGACCTACACCTTCTGGATCTGTAGCTCTTGCTTGTGCTATGTCTTTCATAGCACCAGATATCTGAGGTGCGGCTTGAGCCATCTGCATTTGCTGTTCTTGTTCAGCTTGGGCATTAGCTTCTTCGTCTAAAGTTTGTTGTGATTTAATTACAGTAGGTGATATATTTCTATACTTAGCGTAATCCTCAAACAACTCACGCTCATCAATTGCCTGCATAATCTCAGGCTTAACTTGAGCAAGCGGTGTGATGTCTCTAAGGAATGCACTTATGTCTGTAAGTCTTGATGCAAACTGTGATTGCGATGCAGGACTTGTGTATGAAATTTCTAGCTCAGCATTATCTAAAGAAGCTGGTGCTTCTGGTAGTTGATTGTTTCTTAATAACATTTCATATGTTATCTCGATTGCTGGTCCGATATACTCAGTCTCCATTCTATTTAATAGTGGTGCTAACTGATTTAACATCTGCCCTCTTGTGTCTTGAATCTCTAACACAGACTGACGCTCTTTCTTTTCTTGTCTAATAATCTGATCAACAAAGAATGAACGATTGATTGTCTCTCTGTGCATACGAATCATGTCCATCATAAACTGAGGTTGGTTACCTGCCATGATAGGAGCAGGAGGATTACTACCTGGCTCGTGGAACATAACTTGTCTAGATCCATACTTCATAGGAAGCATGATGCTATCTTCTTCTGCTGTAAGTGTAGGGAAGTTAAGATACTCTGATGAGATCAATACTTCTTTCACTAACTTATTTAAAACTCTAATTTGTGATAAGCATGTAAATGCTGGACCACGTCCATATACTTCGTCAGCTAACTTAGACCAACGAGGTATTAGGAAAGGAAAGTAACTTATACCATCTTCTTGGATGGGTTCTTTTAATTGTGGAGACCAATAGGTAACTGTATACGGACGCTCTGATCCAATACGCCCACCCTTCTTGGCGTGCTTGTCTGTGCTAGGACACACAGTATAAACCAATTCATATTTATTATGTACTGATTTCTTTGCGTTAAATCCCTGCATGTTCTCAATGTCTGGGAACATTTGCATTAACTGTCTAGCAGTTTTGTAGCAACGATAATACGCTGTGTCTACTTTGCCGTGCATGTCAGTATCAAAGAACACATCTGCTAAAGGTCTAGCTCTAAAGTTTACTACACCATCCATATAAGATATCTGAACTGGTGATGTACCGTACGCTCCGATATCTAAGAAACATTCATGCGATGCAGAATAGAATTGTGATTCTGGTAATGCGAACTCATGTAGTATTCTATCAGATACATTCTGTAGATAACCAAGCTCTTCTGGTTGTAAGTCCTTTGTCTGTCTGTCCTTCACACGAAGATACATCCAACGATCAGACTTAGGTATTAAGTTGGACGCAAGTCCATTAGCAAACATCTGATTACACCACACAGCTGTGTCGTCGTAAATCTCACGAGAGTCATCCTTTTTATTTGGAGAGTGACCGTGATCAAACTCATTGGAGTTAGGACGCACAAACTTCTGTGAGTCCATAAGCATGGTATCAAGATTAGATCTTAATATCTTTAACTCTTCGTATCGTTGCTTAAAATGCATTACTTAATTTTAGATCCGTAACCCATAGATTTAGCTTTGACTTTAGTCCTAGCCCTAACTGCCTGAGACATCCCTGTTATCTTTGCAGGTGAAACTGTCGCACTAGCCTGTGATGCTTGCTTCACTGCCTGCTTCGGAGCTGGTGCTGGAGGCGGAGGAGGTGGAGGAGGAGGTGGTGGTGGCGGTGGAGGAGGTGGCGGTTTTGGTGCTCTCATATAGTTTATCCCATTTGTAAAATTTATATATCTCTGGTTTATCTTTAGATATATGTCGATATCGTGAAAATGCAACTCTGTCAAGTTTATATGGGGCTAAATCCATTAATAGCCTAATAGCACTGCGATCCCTAGATGCAGCGTAATTCACTAACCAGTACTTGCCTTGCTCATCTTCTTTGACCTCTCCTAGTAATAAATAGTTAGGACCACTAAAGATATAGCGTTCGTCTGGTGCTCTGTAGTTTAGGTGCTCGTCTAATAGATCTACGAACTTCCATCCCTTGGAATGGTATCGTACTACTGCTTCATCTACTAGTGACAACTCACCAGCTAACGGATGTAACGTCATATGTGTTTCTTCTTTTGTTTTCTTTTTCTAACTTAGGTGTTCGTAATCCTACTGCCATAGTACGGAAAGCATCTGCTCCGTGTGAATTAGAATCATGAACAGGTGTTTTTCTAAATACTTGTTTGGTAGAATCCCAGTCCTTGTGGTATCCTTTAAGTGCTTCTATCCCTCTAGCACACCCTGACTTACTGAACCAACACCTCGGTAGTAGTGCTCTCACTGCGTCGATACCATCAATGATTGGTAGTTTTTTAACTGTTGTAAATTTTAGCCCCATACTCCGTGCGATCTCTAACCGACTCTTACCTGTACCCAACTCTCTTACTTTAATATCATGTGGGGCATAATGTTTACCATACATAGTATCAGTCACGACTGCGTACCTATTCAACTCTCTAGCATAGTGAGGTAGACCCTCCCCACTATTCTCATAATAGTGGACAAGGCGTATCTCATTATTATACAGTTGGAAGAACCATATAGTTGTGGCGTCATCCATACCAAGATCCCACGCTGTGTGCACTGGGAGTAATGGCTCAGGCGAGATAGTGTCTAGCATTCTCTTTTGTTTATATGCCTGTGATATGTATGAACCATAGTAGCTTCCTTCTACTGGTGTCTTAAACGAACACATGTATTCAGACTGGAAGCGTGCCTCATTGTTCAGTTCATCTCTAGCTTTGCGAAGATCGTCAGGTGATATAGCTTTTGTATCCTTGACTGACAGGTGGCTACTATACCACATCCCATCAGACTGAGCTTTTAATAATATCTTATAGAAGTGATTCTCACCACGAGGCGTACCATTAAACAATGCCCACCCTCCGTTCTCTGCTAAGATAGGATTGATCAACTGCCACGCAGATGGATCAGAAATACTATACTCAGAAAATACTACACCAACAGGATTAGCTCCCACCATTTTATCTGGGTCGTCAGAACCCATGAGTTGGATGACGCTACCATTCTTGAGATGTATCCGCATCTCTTGTTCGCTCTTCCGCTCGACTAACTCTTTAGGAAAGTAATCAATGAACTTCTTACCTTCACCTGTCATACCATTCCAAACAATACGACGTGCCTGATTACCATACGGCAAGACGTACCAATATGTACCTACACGCTGTAGTGCTTTGATGGCTACGATGTTCACACAAGTAAGATCCTTACCTGCACGACGATGCCATGCGACAACGGCTCTAAGTCCTTTCTTGTCTTGAGCCATGTACTTGAGGAGTGGTAGCTGATAGTCTCTAGGCTCCCATCCCTGTGCTGGAACTTGTACTTGTGTCATTCTTCTTCTTCGTCTTCTACCTGCTCTGAATCCCAGATCACATCGATCATGTCAGTCCTACCCTCCATGTCTTCATGTGTTTCTTTAATGAGCATTCTACCAACTCTGAAATTTGAATAGTCATAAAATAAATCGCCATCATCGTCCATTACGATGAACATATAGTTACTGAAGTGCTCTCCGAGATTCCCTCGGACTCTATCGAACAGTTCGTCATGATCTTCAGTTATCGCCATCTTTTTCTTCTTCGCTTAAAAACTCGTCGTAGCTTTCTTCTACTATGACCTCTTCCACAGGTTTGGCAAGGTCAGACTTAGCGACTTTAGAAAAATCTACTGTCATGATCTTCATCTCTGCTTGGAGTGTACCCTGTACATCGACACTCTTTAGCTTAGGTTGAGTGAAGCTGGCAAGCTCTTTCCATATACCAATCTTATCTTTCTTTGCTACATCTGGCTCTTCAGTATATGTCATTAGCTCCTCGATAGGATTGATCCCACGTTCGGCAAACATAGCCAGCAATGCTTTGCGTTGCTCTGCTGGCGTCGGTGCTTTCGCCATTGTTTCAAGGAACTGTTGCTTTACAGCAAGTTCGTTCTCCACTTTAACCAGATCCTTCTGGGCTTGTTTCATGTCTACCTCTGCTTTCATACGCTTACGATGACAGCGTGATCGTTTAGCTGCCTGTTGCTTCTGAACTTGTTTAGGGACACCTGCTGCGTTAGTTCTTTTATCTGCCACTGTGTAATCTATGTATTACTTGAGACACAATGTCAAGAAGAATCCTGACACTTGTGTCACCACTATGTCGGCAGTTTTACTATGGGTGGCAGTTACTAATATATATGAATATAAAGGGTTTACGAAGATCCTGTCACTTATGCCACTTATTTTACCCTATTGCAAAAAATATTTTAAAGTCTATGAAAAAAGTGTCATATCCGTCAGGATTGACGTAAGTCGTTGATAATCCTTAAAGTTAACAACTGCCACCTACCCCCAATAAAGTGTCAGGGTACTGTCAGGCTTGTCAGGAATTGGCAAAAATTTACATGCTAGTAGGGACTGTGTTTCGAGTTCACGAGCCATTTCCCCCAGTAGACCCCCTGTTTCATGCTACTTGTGTGCCCTGCCCACGATTCTTGCTCGTAATATGCACGCACCTACTAATCCCAGCGATGCCAATGCCTACGATACCTTGACCTAAGTTCCTGATGACCAACGCTTTGTCCACGGTTTGGTTCAGTGTTCCTTAGTTCACATGCACAGATGTACCCTATTGTGCTTTAACCTCTTGATTCTCTGGAACTTAGGTTCAGTATTATGCGTATCGTAAGTCAATCCCCAAGTCGATATACAGATTGCTTGCTAGCAATGTTTAGATGAGATGCTATCGCATCCAGCGACGGTGGTGGCTGGTTCTTTTATATTAACACAATCAACAAGGGGTATCCCTTCCGTCAACCAAATAAACATTCTTCCTAAAGGCAAGATTGGTACACGCAACGACTACATACATCGGAACAATGCATATTTGGAATAACGGTCCGAGACCCTTTATAGATTGTGTTTAGGGGTCTATGTAAGCCACCTCTGGCGAGACAATCATTAACCAATTATATATTATATATTATGAATCAATTCAAACATGCTATTGCAAATCCTATTGAGCGTTATGTTTTCTGCTCAGTTCCTGGTCGTGAAGACCTTGTTCAAATCAAAGGCTATTGTGGAGGTCTTGACCCTGCTGTTAGCTATTCATCAATTGAAGATGCTCGTCAGGAGTATCGTAAACTTATGGGTTGCGGTATGCAATTCAAAGTAACACCTTACACTAACTAACCATCAATAAGAGATAAATAAATATGAAACAAATCATCAACTTACTAACTTCATCACACTTCATCACTAGCATAGGAGTCTTCGGCTTTGTCGTAGCTTCTATGCTTTATCCACACTTAGTAATCATCTTACTATCTGTGTTCATCTACACATTCTTCAACTTACACAAACGAATAGAGAAATAATTATTATGAATATTATACTTAATCAACCTAATCACACATCAACTGCAACTGTACTTATTCTTGAGTCAGTTAAAGATCTCGAGGGCAACGACCCTTTGCAACCTTATGCACTAAGTAAAGTTATCACTCGAGACAAAGTCCAACACAAGTTCACTAACTTCGACAACCAACCACTTGGTAAAGCTGGCGAAGTTGTTGACATCGTCGTGACTACTAACAACAAGCCTAATGCTAACAGTCCTGATGAGTACTATGCGTCAGCATCTACTGTACCGTCAGACTTCTTCACCTCTTAACTTTATCTACCGACCTGAGTATGTCGTTAAACTACTCACTTTACATTATGAATATACAATCTTTAGTTCACACTGCTCTCAATGCGGAGCGTTACTCACCTGAGTACAAACAAGCTTGGCGTTCACTGTTCAAGCAAGCCGAGTCTCTATGCAAACTCGTTACCAATCGTGACCTTGATCCTGCTACCTTAGTAGATGACTGGGTCGCACAGTATGATGACACTATCAATCACTGTAATCCTGACGATGATGCAGTCGCAGGTGATATGTCCTGTATGCAGTCAATGCGTAACCAACAGCGTGAGTTCCTTAATGATATCCGTGCTCAGTATATCACAAACTTACGCAAGTCCAACGACCGTAGTTACACAGTCAAAGTTCGTCGTGAGTATCTCAACATAGCCAAGCGTCTACGCAAGTTATGGAATGAAGAGAATGATACTAACATACAGTCAGTGCCCTTCGAAGTATACGAAGAGATGCCTAACTCTGTTGTATTCGAGACAGTAGATAACATCTCTGATACCGAACGGTATGTCAATCGTCAAGAGTCTCGCCTTACATTCTATCAAGAACCTGAGTGTGACCCTAATGACAGTCACTATGTTGGTAACACCACTCGTCGTAACCGTCGCAAACCTCGTGGCAATATAGGTTTACTCAATGGTCTGTACGAAATGACTGACCCTGAACCTACCTATCAGACGCCTGAGATGCGTCGTTGTATGTTCCGTCAGTTGCGTAGCTCAGACAATCCACTAGATATCGAGATGCTATACTCTCTCACTCAACCTACTCGTCGCAATGAGACTGACGAGCAATGGGCTATCAAGGTAACCAAAAGGAGAAAGCTTCGTGATACACATATTTCTAGACTTAATTAACATATTAATCCACATCGTAGGTATATCCTACGGTGTGTTACTCATCTATTCAATCGCTCATTTCATCTACCACTTTAAATCATAATGTATACCACGGCATTGGTAGCGTGCATCAGGACGCTACCGTGCCAACCCTATTTAATATGAGAGAAATAATTTTTGTATGGAAATACTATTCCTTAGTTTTATCTGTGCCCTATCGTATCTTATTATACTGTGCAAGATATTTACGCTCAAGTTTATATGTCGCACGCAAGTTCTTTGGGATGTACTGTTCACCTTTGGGTTACCTATGTTATTTGTTGGTACTTTCAGTGGTATGGCTACTGCTTTTATTTCAGGCGTACTGTTTTCTGGAATTACTTTCTTTTTATCTATGCTAATGCAACCTAATATCTTAGCTCGCTTCTCATTTCCATATGGTAGCACGCAAGATAAAGATAACAAAACAACTAGCGACAATACTAATCCCACTCGCTCTCGACCTTGCCCTGTGTGTAATCAATCGGTGCAGGTACAGAGTAACAAAGAAGAGAAACAAAGACAGGCGATAGATTGTCGTACATAACAATAGCTACCCCTGTATTCAGCAAGGGTAGCTATTTATTATTTATGAAACCATATACAACTTGAACAATGAAAGAGAGAGTAATGAATATGACAAAGATGTCAACAAAAACTTTATGGATAACACAACAATAACAATCAGATATGGTATGTCTAATTCAGTTAGTCGTACCTTCGATGAGAACTACACAGTTAGTTCTCTTCTCCGTGACACGTCCATCTTAGGTGCATTGTCTGCTCCTGAGGGGTGTGTTGCTGTCTCCAATGGTCAAACACTTAGCAACGAAAACTATGTCGCTGACTACACATCGATTACACTTGAGCGTCAAGCATCAAGCAAAGCTTAACAATGCAACCGATGGTATATGTGAAAACCTTATATGCAACTCGAAGATTGTAGGTATTATACCATCGGTACCTTTTTATTATTATGTCAACAACACTACCGCTTCGTCAGGAAATCATTCTCGGACCTGACGGCAAATTCATCAAGCGAGAAACGAGAGAATCTGTCATTGCTGACGCAGACACAGCTATCACTGCCTGTATGCGTGACGATACTCTTCGTATGTCTAACATACCTGTATCAATACCTGTACTAAACAAGGAGTATCAATGTTACTATGCACACAACTCTGGTGTTAATCCAGAAAACTGTTATGCATTTGTTAATCTAGCTGACGGCTTTCCGTTACCTGGTGCAAAATTCAGACAAACAGATAATCAAGATCTATATGAACTGTATATACTAAGTGACTCAGAAAGACGAGGCGAACGATCTGAACCTGAGGATGTTGTTCAACCATCTGATATGGTTATGTACAACAACACTGACTACTCTATGTGGATGATGATTAGATTCAACTGTCGCTATCTCGGTAGTAAGACTGCCAAGCTACAAGCTAGTAGAGACTCAATGACTGCTTACCTATTTGGTATACACAAAGCGTCAAGAAACCTTGTCACCTTCAATCTACCTAACATCTATGACGACGGCAGACTATGCGGTGGTGGAGACTTCAGAGATCCACGCCTAATAGAAAGCACTATGCCTATTACTTACTTGCAAACAGCAGTAACTAATCTAATGGATACAATGTTCAAATCACCCTGTAATCGTGACTTGTATTATTCAGAACTAGTCAACGCTCATGCTTGGTGGTACAAAAGAGACAATGAGTTTGCTACTGTACCAACAAATGCAATGACAGACTTCGACGAAGACTACAAACCACACGGTCGTTTCTTCCAAGATATTACTAACTCTAACCTTATAGATTTCGCATCATGTCTACAGTCTACAACAAACTAATCAACAATCAGTGTAGTGCTACACCACTATACTATGCATTCAACTATGCTAACGACAACCCAGACAACATGGTTACATCACACCATATGCAAAACATAGCTCAAGAACTAGAACAATCAAACAAAACCTATGCCGATACACACGAGATTGATCACGGTCTAGCTGACGATGAGATGCGTATCTTACACAAGATACTAGCTCGTGCTTATCCATCTGACACTGGTGTCGGTCGTAAGAGAGGTGCGATATTGAGGTATATAAAACACTTCAAAGAAACACAACACAAACCAGCTCAAGTAACTGGTCAACAACTTCACAGATATCTAAAACGCAATGGCTAAACCAAAACTAAACGCACTTATTGTAGGCTGTGGTGGTGTAACATCATACATGTTACCTGCCCTCAAGAACAGCTTTGACCTAGAGGTCACACTAGTTGACGGAGATACACTAGAGAAAAGAAACCTAGACCGTCAGCTATTCCGCAACAACCATGTCGGACTTAACAAAGCAGTCGCACTTGCCAAAGCATACACGCTCCGCAAGAACGAATGCAATATAGTACAACAATACTTTGACAGCGAGATGCTAGACACTGAGTACAAGTACTGGTTCTCTCGTGCAGATATATTTATCTGTGCTGTTGACAACCACCCAGCCAGACGAGACCTGCTTCATGCATCAAAAGAAATGAACAAACCTTGTCTTATCATGGCTAATGAGTACTCGACTAGTCAAGCTATGATGTATGTGCCACACTTGGAAGCACAGTATCCAATGATTAATCCTATGCTTCGTTACCCTGAGATACAAACTTCAAACACAGGTAGCCCTATCAGTTGCCAAGGAGATGCACTCGAGAGTACGCCTCAACTAGCTATTGCGAACCAGGTTAGTGCGTCCCTTGGTAATCTCCTGCTTTGGAACTGGGCACCATACCTGTTTGACGAACAAGAGAGAGGCGATTGGTATCCTGTTGAGTACCAAACTACCTTCAGTAAACTAGAAACTATAACCCTTGCTGACCTAGCAAACATAACAGTACCATCCTATGCCTAAGAAATACTATGTTATATCCAAAAGTAAACTTCACGAGGAGGTTAAGAACAAAATGTTCACGACCTATAAACCAATTGAATTACCAGAATATGAAGAGCTTACGCCTGAATGGCACGGTAAGAAGATCCCTCTCACTATGTGGCGAGAGATCCTTGCCTTCATGAAGCTGAGCTATGATGAACTCAAGTCAGAGACTATGTTGTTCTTGTACTATGATGATACAAAGAAACAACCTTGGTCTTATTGGATACCACCTCAGATCACAGCAGGTATGACTGTCAAGTCTAACCCTGAACACTCAGAGTTCCAAGCACAGCGTGCTCAGTATCCAGACATTATGTTCGGTACTGTACACCACCACTGTAGTACATCTGCATTCCAATCTGGTACTGATGAAGCCGACGAGACTAACCGAGAAGGCTTTCACTTTACTGTTGGTAACCTCGACAAACCTGATGACATTGACATCCACTTTCGTTGGTGTCTAGACAATCAGTGTCACGAGCTAGACAATCTATCTATTGCTATCGGTGGTGCACAGTCACCATTCAAGAAAGACATAGAGCTTACTGATGATATGCTTGAACTACAAAGTGAGTATATGAATCAGCAGTTGGCTAAGCTACCTGACCTCAGCAAGTATGACTTCACTGAACAGATGAAGAACATAGACAAGCCAGCATACACACTGCCTGTTTACTCAAAAAAAAATACGGAGCCACTATCAGTCGTCCCTTCTATGGTAGAAGAACAACTTACAGTTGGTGACATCGTCGATGAAATTCTTTTCGCTATTAAATTTGATACTGACATTGAGTCTTGTATTGAAACCTATTACCAAACACATGAACCAGAACAAGCCAGCCAAAAAATCACAGACCTGTACTCAGGATTTGTCTGGGACACAGAATATGCAAGAGTTCTACACGGAATGCTCACAAATTCTGAGTACCACTTGTCAAGATCTTATGAAAGTTTTCTCAAAGCATTCAACAAACATCTTGACATGTTTAAAGAACAAGGTTACATCTTATCGGACAATGACATCATCCAAGAACTGGAGTCATACCCAGATGAAGACCGAGAAACAATTCAACCAATGGATAACCCACCAATTCTATGAAGAATATAATAAACACATTACGGTGCAACGCATCGAAACTACTACAGGCAACGGAGTCCCTGATCTCCTCATTCTCACGCAAGATAAGACTTACCTTATTGAAAGTAAGTTCGAAACTACTAGGCTCAGACCAGAACAACAAGCGTGGCAAATAAAAGCCAACAGCATACCAACAGACACAGTAGTAGTTACACTCTGTGCCTACCCCAAGACCAAGCGTCTTGTTGTACAACAGTACAATAACATTAGTATTACTGACGACGGCATACATCCTGTTGTTGACACAGAGTTCACATTAGATAACGAAGGGTTCAAAGAATTTATAAACTATTTCCATAACGCAGCCTAGCTGGTCTAACCACGAAGGTCCCGTTCCGAAACCTTGCGATGCCACACTGCAACGGACAAAATGTGTGGTCTGGACTTCTTAGTGACCGTTCCAAGGAACATGTATCAATGGAACTATCCAGATAAACTGGGGAAACCCAGCCAATTTATTAACCCAACTACTTATGTTTGAAGAGACACCAAAAGAAAAATTAAGCAACCTGTTTAAGATGATGGAGTCCAAAGGACCAGAGATTCTTAAGCAAGATCCATACTATGAATACTATAAAGCTGCACAACGAGCAAAGGAACAAGGACTAATCAGAAAGAAAACTCAAGAAGAGATAGATGAAGAATTAAAAAAGAAACCTTGGTTAAAAGTAAATAAGATAATAAGAAAGAACGAAGCAATACAAGATGCAGATACCACTCTTTGAACCCAAGTCTACTTGGTGTCCGCCTGCCATCCTGCCTGAGTTAAGTGGCACGATATCCCTTGACTTAGAAACTTATGACCCAGACATCAAGCGAGCTGGTCCAGGTTACAAGACAGGTAATGGTAAGGTGGTTGGTGTTGCACTAGCTGATGAGCATCAGACAGTGTACCTACCCTTTGACCACTTTGGTGGGGACAATCTTTGTAAAGATATAGTCCTGCAATATGTGTGTGATGTAGTTACATCGTGTGATGAAATCATAATGGCTAATGCTACTTATGATCTCGGATGGCTTGCTCGTACAGGGGTTACTACGAGTAAGCCTATCCGTGACATACAGGTAGCTGAAGCATTGATAGATGAAGAGAAGTATTCGTACTCGTTAGATTCAATAGCAAAAAAATATTTAAAGAAAGGAAAGAAAGAAGATGGATTACAACAAGCCGCAGATTCCTACGCAATCAATGCTAAGAGCGATATGTGGAAGCTCCCTGCCAGACACGTCGGCAAGTATGCTGAAGCTGATGCACGACTTACATATGATGCCTATCAAAAACAAATCCCAATCCTCAGAGAACAAGGACTCTGGCAAGTCTGGGAACTAGAGTGTGAACTGATACCAGTACTAGTGTACATGTCAATGCAGGGTGTACCTGTTGACCTAGATGCAGCAGAACAATTTAACAAAGACCTCAAGGTAAGAGAGGTATCGTTGCTAAATGAGTTCAAGAACTTAGACATCTGGTCACCACAACAACTGGGCAAGTACATTGAGAACCTAGGGCTCAAGGTACCACGCACAGAGAAAGGTAACTACTCAGTTGCCAAAGACTTTCTTAATCATTGCGAACATCCTCAGGTCAAGAAGATCCAAGAGGCACGATCAATCAACCGTCTTCGTAAGGTGTTCATCGAAGACATCATCCTTAATCAAAATTATAATGGCAGAATCCACGCAGACTTCCGACAAACAGCGTCTGATGAAGGCGGCACAAGATCTGGAAGATTGTCTTCAAGCAATCCTAATATGCAGCAAGTGCCAAAGCGTTCGGACATTGGAAAACGAATACGATCGTTATATATTGCAGAACCTGGTAGGCTTTGGTGCAAGGCTGATTACAGCAGTCAAGAACCAAGACTTCAAGTGCACTACGCTTTGCTCGGACAGTTCGGACGACCACTACCAGGAGCAGAAGACGCAAGACTAGCATTCGAACAAGGAGAGAAACTATATACTTTCTTTGAGAAAGCTACTGGTCTACCCTATGACACATGCAAGATGCTGTGCTTAGGTATCAGCTACGGTATGGGTATGAAGAAGATGGCTAAGACTCTCGGTATATCAGAAGAGATGTGCCAGTCTACCATGCGTAAGTTTAATCAGGAAGCACCCTTCCTTAAGATACTCTTTGATAATGTAATGAACAAAGCTAACAAGAAAGGATACATCAAGACTATCCTTGGTCGTCGTGCACGCTTTGACTTCTGGACACACAGCTTTGAAGAGACACCAGTCAAACACTATGGACATGCTAAGTCTAAGTGGGAAGACAAAGAAGTATTCCGTGCCTTTACATCCAAAGCATTGAACAGATTAATCCAAGGCTCTGCTGCTGACCAAGCTAAGGTTGCTATGGTCAACGCATACAAGGCTGGACTAGACCTACGCCTGCCAGTACACGATGAGATTAATGCTATGGTCAACAATGAGAAAGAGAGTAATATGTTGAAAGAAATTATGGAACAAGCAATCCCACTTAAAGTACCAGTCGTAGCAGACATAGACCTAGGAGGTACCTGGTGTTAACAACATTTACAGTAACAGAAACTTACGAAGTCACTGCTGCCACTGTTGATCAGGTACAGAAAGCAATTAGTGAGAATGATTTTAGTGAGGTCGAGACTGACCTTGACAAAAGAAAACTAACAATAGAACCTAACTTCTAATGAGCAACTCAATATTAATAGAAGCCGCACGCCTCGTAGATGGTGAGAGGCAACAAGACTATGGTCATCCACAAGATGACTTCAAAAGAATAGCGACCATATGGTCTACATTATTAGAGAATAAACTTAATGTAGACTTGACACCTTCGGAAGTTGGTGCAATGATGATCGCCCTAAAGTTATCTCGCACTGCATTTAAAAACAAGAGAGATAATTGGATAGACATAGCAGGATATGCACACTGTGCTGACCTGTGTACAAACTATAAACAACAATGAACGAACCAGATCCAATCCTAATTGACTCAGACTTCCAACTAACATCGGAGCCTGAAGAAACTAAACCACGAGACATACAAATGAGTGAGCTTACTGAGCTTGCTGATACTCTCGTTGAGCTAGACTCTGCTGTAATAGAAGCAGAAGCAGCACTATCAGAGCTTAAACAAAAGCGTAAAACTATTGCAGAAGAACACTTGCCACAACTAATGGAACAAGCTGGTATTGAAACACTCAAGCTATCTAGTGGTAAGAAAATTGCAGTACAAGACTTTGTAGACGCACGAATCAAAGACCCAATCGTGGCATTTGATTGGTTGCGTGAAACTAACAATGAGTCTATTATTAAAAATCAAATTACTATTGCACTTGGTCGTAACGAAGACGAACGAGCACAAGAGATAGTTAATAAGTTGAAGCGTGAGTACGACATTGATGCAGATCAACGAGTAACCGTGCACAACATGACTCTCAAATCTTTCTGTAAAGATGCACTGGATAATCCAGAGCTTGCAGAATCCTTACCTCGTGAAGCCTTTGGTATCTACCAAGGCAAACGTGCTAAGGTTAACTAACAAAACAAGAAACAAGAAATGGCGTTCGATATAACAAAAGTATCAGGTCAAGGTACAGAGAATCTGGACTCAGGTTCATCTCTACCTTTTATTAGAATCCTACAGGATCTGTCTCCTCAACTTAAGAAACAAAAAGATGAGTATATAGAAGGAGCAGAGGCTGGCGATTTATTCTTTGCTAAGAATAAGTCAGTGGTTTCTCAACCAACAAGGATCATTCCCACATATACAGCATCTGTATATACTGAATGGGTTCCTCGTTCACAAGGTGGTGGCTATGTAGCTACTCATCCTTTAAGTATTGTATCTCACAAGGACTATGAGAAAGGTCGTGACAGACAGTACGATGAATGGCTAGGACAAAACGAGCTACGCTTTACAACCTATTGGTTTGTGATGGTAGAGATAGATGGAACATATGAACAAGCAATCATACCGTTTACATCATCACAGCTTCGTGTATCTAGGAAACTAACTTCAGATATTAATAGATTCAAATATGATGGCGAACACTCCACAATCGTACCACCACTCTACGCCCAAAGTTGGGAGATTAGTACAGTGTTGGAAACAAGTAAGAACGGTGACGATTACTATAACTTCTCGTTTAGTAACGCTACTGCTCTCGACTTTGAAGCTGACGAAGCACTGCTTACTCAAGCTTCTGAAACTTACTCTTCTGCTGCAGATACTCCTCTGCTCCAGACTGAGGAAACTCCTCGACTGGTATCTTCCTCTACTACGGAAGCTCCTTTCTAGGGTAAATTAATGTAGTTAATATATATGTTTCCCTGGGGGCTACTAGCCCCTGGGGTTTTTACTATGATACCACTAACAGAACTCGCCACCAAATTTCATTCTTTATTTCAAGCTAATCCCAATGTGTACGGTCAGACTACACTGACTGGTAAAGTAAGAGACAGAGACGGCAAGCAAGATTCCAAATCATTTCTTGTCAAGAACCCACTCACTGTTGAGATATGGGAAGACCACCTCAAAGGTAACAGACTCATTGGCTGTACACCCATACTAGATAACGACCGTGTTGTGTGGGGTGCACTAGACATTGATGTGTACCAGAACAGTAACACTATCGAAGAACTAAACAAACAGATAGCAGAACATAAGCTACCATTTATTGTATTTAGATCTAAGTCAGGTGGTGCACATGTCTATGTATTCTTATCCGAACCTATTGCTGCTAAGACAGTGATAGATAAACTCAAAGCATTCTCTGCTTTCTTTGGTCAAGGTGTGTGTGAGATATATCCTAAGCAACCTAAGATTGGTAACCGCAAGGACGACAGCAAGTATGGTAACTGGATTAACATGCCGTACTCTGGTAATCCTACACTACAGTATGCAATCAAACCTGATGGTACAGGGTACAACCCTGAAGAATTTTTACAAGTAGCTAAAGCTACTAGACTTACAGAAGCACAGTTCAAAGAACTAAAAGTACCAGAGGTAGAATCAGAACTACTACCTGAAGGACCTCCGTGTCTTAATTATATATTTGAAAACAGAACTCAAGAATCAGAGAACAGAAACATAACACTATCCAATGTAGCAGTGTACCTAAAGAAAGCTGAGCCTTCCGAATGGAAGAGCCAGCTTCATAGGTTTAATAAAAAATTTTCTGATCCGTTGCCTGACCGTGAGGTAGATGCAATCGTCAAGTCATACGAGAAGAAAGACTACAAGTACCAATGTGCACAGGAACCACTGTGTAGATTCTGTGATGCTAAGTTGTGTGGTCAACGTAGACATGGCATAGGACAAGAAGAGTTCTTACCTAACAATCGTTCATTGATACAGCTCAAGTCAGATCCACCGCTGTGGTTCCTGACTCTAGACCACGAAGAGATACAACTAACTACTGCAGAGTTTGACAACTTCAATATGTTTAATCAGAGAGTTATGGAAAGATTGTTGTTTAAGTATCCACCTATTAAACAAGAAGACTGGATTAAACAACAGAACCTACTACTAAAGAACTGTGTTCGTATTGATGTACCATTTGAGATGACACCTATCGGTCAGTTCGTAGAGTATCTATCTACATTCTGTTCTGCTGCTAGTGAGGACATGACTCACATTAAGAACGGACCAGTCAGACAAAACAATTACTATGTATTTAGAATGGTAGACCTCAAAGATTATTTGAATCAACAAAGATTCTCTGAGCTACCTGATAATAAGTTACTGTCTGTCCTTAAGCGTACGCTCAAAGCAGACACAACAAGAGTATGTATTAGTAATATAAGTCTAAGATGCTGGCGTGTACACAGTGACAACCTGCATATGGACCCTTCACAACCTATGCCCAACTTACAAGATGACGATTCCTATTAAATATATAATGCTTATTGCAGTTATTGAATCTAACCAAGACCCACTTGCTATTGGCAGTCAAGGTGAACTCGGCATACTACAGATGACACCAGCTTATGTACAAGATGCAGCAGAGTATGCCAACGAAGACTGGGTACACGCAGATGCTGTCGATGAAATAACAGCTGTTAAAATTTTCCGTGCCTACATGGCACGCTATGCTACTGAAGAACGACTAGGTCGTCCAGTTACCCTGGAAGATGTAGCTCGTATACACAACGGTGGTCCTAATGGATACAAAAAGAAATCAACAATACCCTACTGGAACAGATTAAAATGCCTAATGACAAAACAACAATATATGTAGCCAGTGCTGGTACTGGTAAGACAACAACCCTTATGGATCTGTTGTCCAAGTGCCTCGAGACTACAGCTCCTAATCAAATTTGCTTTACTACATTTACTAAAGCTGGTGCTACCGAAGCTATTGAGCGAGCACTGGCTCGTAATCCTAAGCTAAACGAAAAAGACTTTACTGCTTTTAGTACTCTACATGCTCTGTGTTTCAGACGCATCGAGCGTAAACAGATGCTGAATCTCCAAGACTACAAACTATTAGGCGAGTTAAGTGGTTATACTATGACAGGTGTGTCCTCCTTGTATGATAAACAAGACACAACATCCATGCATACATGCAAGGGGGATCGCTTGTTACAGTATAACAGTCTAATGCGTAACATGCAGCAGTCAGCAGCAGACACACTGGTGCACCAGATCAATACAAAGTTTAGTCCTGATGAGCTAGAAAGATTCAATGAACTATACAAACAATTCAAACAAGAAAAAAACAAGTACGATTTCACAGACCAGTTAGAAGTTTTTCTAGATAGAAAAATTAAACTGGGTGTAAAATTTTTATTTATAGATGAAGCACAAGATTTATCTCCGCTGCAATGGGAGATTGTTAATCACATTAGTAACGAAGTAGAACAAGTATACATAGCTGGTGATGACAAACAATCTATCTACAAATTTTCTGGTGGTGACCCATCGTCCTTGATTAACAAGAAAGGTAACCGAATTGTTTTAGATACATCGTATCGTCTACCTACACCAGTGCTAGATTATGCCGAGAAGATATGCGACAAGATAACTGAGAAGCAACCCTATGAGGTACATAGTAAACAGAGTGATGGAGCTGTACATAAGATAAGAACTTTAGATGATTTAGATTTTACTAGTGGTACCTGGTTTTTGTTAGCAAGAAACAAAGCACTGCTCCCACTGTTTGAACAATACCTAGTTAACAAAAGAATACTATTTGTATCTGGTGGGTCAACATCATTGTTCAAAGAAAAACAAATTCACTTTATAAAACTGTGGGAAAAACTACGGCTAGGCTACAAGTTCAAAGCATCTGAACTAAAAGAACTGTACCGTGAGTATCTACCCTGTGGTCTTGTACTTAAGAAAGGATCTAAGAATCTAATAGAGTCTATGCCTGACAATGAGATGTATGACAAGGATGACCTTGTTAATAACTTTGGTTTAAAAACTCTTGCCAAATGGAATGAAGTATTTAAGCTATCAGATCTTACTAAGTCAGTACTACTACAAGCAGAAGCTGACAACAAACTAGATGATGCAACCAATATAGAAGTCAACACAATACACTCCTCCAAAGGTAGAGAAGCAGAGAATGTAGTTGTGTTACCAGATATGACAAGCACTAGTTTCTATAGCTACAACAAAGACCCTGACAATGAACACCGTGTGTTCTATGTAGCTTGCACCAGAGCCAAAAAGAATTTATATTTACACACTCCTTTAACTCAAAGATTCTATCCACTACCATGATATATAAAACCAAACCACTTAAACATCAAGAACAAGCAACAGAACGATTTGTTAACGAACCATACGGAGCACTGTTCTGTGAGATGGGTACTGGCAAGTCAAAGATTATACTAGATATAATACAGAACTCTAAGTCTCCTGTGTCCATACTAATTGTAGCACCCAATGGTCTGCACCATAACTGGGCACGCAATGAGATACCAAAGCATGTTGAGTCTGCTGATGTATACTGTTGGAACGGTCCACCATCTAGCAAAAAAAAGCAACAAGAGTTAAATAGATTCTATAATCTAGAATCGTACAATAAATTTTTTCTTATTAATGTAGAAGCATTGCGTACTAAGTCAGGTTTTGACTTTGCACTTGCATTCTTAGTAGGATCACATGGTACTGAGCGTCACTTTATTGTAGATGAATCTACTTGTATTAAGAATCCTAAAGCACAGCAAACAAAAGCTGTAATGAAATTAGCTAAACAATCAGAGCGTAGATGGGTACTCAATGGTACACCTATAACACAGGGTCCTCTGGATCTATACAGTCAATGTAAGTTCTTAGATGCTAACAGCATACCAGAAAAAACAATGACTACATTCAAACATGCCTATGCTGTTGAGCGTACCATGACTATGGGTAACAGATCGTTCAATAAAGTTGTAGGCTATCAGAATCTAGACAAGTTAACTAAGAACATAGAACCATTTAGTCTGCGTCTAGAAAAGAAAGACTGTCTAGACCTACCAGAAAAAACTTTTACACCTATGTATGTAGAGCTAACACCAGAACAAGATCGTGTCTACAAAAGTATTAAAGAAGATTCTATTGCTATGCTACAAGGAGAGTTAGTTACCACTACTATGGCACTGACTCGTATTATTAAGCTGCACCAGATACTAACTGGCTTTGTTATTACAGATGATGATGTTACTGTTAACCTTAAGAACAATCGTATCACTCTACTACAACAGATAGCTGAGACTACTAGACCATTGGTTATATTCTGTGCATACAAACACAACGTACAACAGATTAAAGCTGCACTGTCAGACTACAAAGTTGTAACATACACTGGTAATGACAGCACAGCACAGAAGAATGACGCTGTCCTTGCATTTCAAGAAGGAGATGCTGACATATTTGTAGGTACAAGTGCTGCAGCAAAAGGCTTGACACTGACCAGGGCGTCCACTATGGTCTATTACAGTAACAACTATAGCCTTGAGAACAGGTTACAATCACAAGATAGAATACATCGTATTGGACAAGACAACAAATGTACATACATAGACTTAGTTGTACCTAATAGTATTGATGAAGCAATTTTAAGAAGACTAAAAGAAAAGAAAGAACTTTCTAGCGAGGTTCTTGATGACCTAATAGACATAATTAAATCATGACAAAAACAGAGAGAATAAAAAAATACTTGCATAAGTACCCTGAGCACGGCAACCGAACTCTTGCTCAAGTAATTGTTAAAGAACACCCTAATCTATTCCCTACATTAGAAGCAGCACGTTCTTGTGTACGACGTATACGAGGTAACCTTAGCAATGGTCAAAGAAAGTATGCAGACCCAGAACTTAAAAGACCCAACGGTAAAGCTGGAGAGTACAAACTACCTAAGTCACTCAACAAAAAGAAATCAGTCGTTAAGATACCTGATGGAGTTACTCTTATCTTGTCTGATGTGCATGTTCCTTATCACGATGTGGATGCTGTGGAGTGTGCTCTTAGTCATATTGAAAATCCTACAAACATTGTGCTCAATGGTGATGCGGTAGATTTTTTTGCTGTTAGTAGATGGGACAAGGATCCAGATGCAAGAGACTTAGCTGGTGAGTTACAAGCTAGTCGTCAGTTTCTTATGCATCTAAGAGAGAGATTCCCTAAGACAAATATATTTTTTAAGATAGGTAACCACGAAGAAAGATGGGAAACTTATTTATGGAGAAAGGCACCAGAGATATGTGGTGTACCTGACTTCAAATTATCCAAGCTACTAAGATTCAAAGAACTAGGGATCGAAGAAATAGGGGGACGCCAGCTTGCTAAAGCTGGTAGTCTTTGGATACTGCATGGACACGAGTTTCCTGGTGCGTTTGATCCTGTTAACTTTGCTCGTACTTTACAGGTGAAGACAGGATGTTGTACCATCGCTGGTCACAAGCATAAAACCAGCCAACACTCCGTCAGGAGGATGAATAATGATACTGTCAGTTGCTGGTCTATCGGCTGTCTCTGTGACCTCGACCCTGACTATATGCCTGTGAATCAATGGAACCTTGGATTCGCTGTCGTCACACACAGCGGTAAGAAATTCAGCGTGGACAATTACAGGATTGTTGATGGAGAAGCCCACCGTTAAATTCCGTCGTAGCTAGTTTCAGATTTAGTTTCGTTACTAGGAACTTCTCCAACCACTACAATATCTTTGATGTGAAATGTACCTGTAGTGGATAACACAGAACCAGCGTCACCAAACTCTGCTTCGTTAGGTACACCGTTACTATCTTTTATACATATAAAAGTTGTACCACCTCTTGTATCTCGACCACCCCCATGTTTTCTACCAAATTTAAAAGTAGCAGTTGTCCAAGCATTACCTACAATTTGTACAGGGTCTGCAGTATAATCTCTTTCTGAATGACCAGCGTGCCACCATTTACCTATAGCTGCGTGACCAGTTGGAAAAAAGTATTTAAATGTTACAGTACCTGATATACATTTTTGCCATTCAAACCCAGGAGAATTAGTTATACCAGGATAATCTTTTATACCAAACTGATGTGATGCACCATCACCAGTAACAACTATACTAATAACCTCAGTTTCTCCTTCAACAGTAACACCGACATTTTCTTCAATGTCCATATCATTATCATTGTTATACTTAGCAAAATGTGGGTATGTGTTCCAAGGAGCTGAACCACCACCATCTCTACCATTAGGAGATCCGTTAGCGATAAAATCAGCAATGTCTGCTGCTGATGTATAAACTACTTGTTCATCTCTACTTGTTAAAGAAGATTTTGTAAGTGGTTTATGCATTAGTATCCTGATCCACTAGTAGATGATGATGTTTCTTTTACTGGTGCTCCGTTAGAAGCTGATGATGTAGTAACTGATGTTGTTTCTTTTGCCATACTTTTGTTATAGTTTAAATTTTTATTATGTCAACTTATTAATAATCTGTTAGTTTAATTATCATAAGACTTAATGAACCAGATCCACTACCTGTGAAACCACCAGTATTTCTACCGACTCTAACAAAAATAGTTCCTGAATTTTTTATTTGTATAAAACTACCAGCATCATTAGTCATCTGTCCTATTTGACCATAAGTACCACCATTTGGTGTAAACCCTATTTTAACTGAAAAATTAGATCCACTTGCAATAGATAATGCTATTTGATAATGACCAGTAGGCATATAAAAACCACCGCCACTAGTATTTTCTGATATATTAATAGCATTATCTTTATAAACATCCCAATTAGTTAATGCAACCTCACTTGTTACACCACTAAAATTTTTATAAGCTGCTAACCAAAGTGCGTTTGGTCTGTGGTTTGAAATAGCAGTTGAAACAGCTGCACTAGTTGCTAGTGTAGTATTGTTTGTGCCAGAACTTATATTAGTTTTAACTAAAGAACTGTCAAGATTGTTAAAACCTATGCCATTAACTGCAGCATGAACAGCATCACTAGTAATCATATTGGTGCTGCCGTCAGTTGGTGTAGTATCAGCATTATGAACCTTGTTCAATGCTGAATTAACCTGTGTTCCTGTTAAACTAAGATTATAATTACTCATGCTTGAAAATGTCTAATTACTGTTATTGTGCATTCTTTATATGTAGCTTGTCCGTGGTAAGCTTTGTCTAGATACATCGATGCATACATAGTTCTATTTTTAAAAACACTATTAAAACCACTAGAATATGATATCCTCTTACAATCTGTATCGTTAAAAGGATAATTATTTGTAGATGGTAGTCCAAAGGCTGAATGTGAAGTAAAGTAGTTGTTGTCATAAAGCCTCATATCCACACTCCATGCATTATTACTAGAACTTCTTACAAACCTACCAGAAAAAATTACAGTGCAAATACAATTCTGATTAATACCTATTGTAGTACCATCAGTAGAACAAAAATTTCCAGGATCAGATGTTTCAGTAAAACCAGAAATAGATCCATCACTAGTTCTTGAACCATCAGAAGCAGTAAAGTATGCAACATTAGTATTCTGAGCAGCAGCATTGTCAACATAAGACTTAATTGCTGCACTAGATGCTAGTGTAGTATTGTTTGTGCCAGAACTTAAATCAGTTTTAACTAAACTATTATTTAGATTAGCAAACTGTATATCATTAACAGCATCAAACACACCATCACTAGTAATCATATTCTGACTACCATTGACAGGTGTAGCATCAGGATTGTGCACCTTGTTCAAAGCTGCATTAATCTGTGTTCCTGTTAGACTTAAATCAAAATTACTCATTATATTAGTTTTGTTATTTTAATTCTACAGTTTCTCCAATATGATGTACCACTAGTTGAGTTATTGTAAACTGTAATAGTAAATGAATTGCCCTCAGAACCTCTTTGAGTTCCTCCATAAAACTGTGCGTATCCTCCGTTAAGAGGTCCTGATGCAGTTCCCATACTTGTACCGTTTACTTGAAAATCTAAAAGAGCTCCGTTCATACCACCAGTAGCTTGTCTTGTATCATAATGTTCGCACTCCCAAGTAATAACATAATAACCACTAGAAACAGTAATACTTGTAGCGTCTGTAAGTGCTATACTATCAGGATCACTAGTCTCACTACAACCAGAAATATTTCCGTCGTTATTTTTGTTGCCATCAGCAAAAGTATAAAGAGCACTTGATAACCCTGCACTTGCAACGGTGGTGTCAACATAAGATTTAACTGCTCCACTAGATGCTAGTGTGGTATTGTTTGTACCAGAACTTAAATCAGTTTTAACTAAACTATTATTTAGATTAGCAAACTGTATATCATTAACAGCATCAAACACACCATCACTAGTAACTACGTTAACACTACCATTTGTTGGTTGTGTATCAGCGTTGTGTACCTTATTAAGTGCAGCATCTATCTGTGCACCAGTTAAACTTAAATCATAATCAGACATTTAGCATTTCCATTTCCTAAGTGCAAGTGCTTTACGAGTTGGTCTACCCTTCTCGTCTTTCATTGGTCCCTTAGCACCAGACATCCTTGCACAAAAAGATTTACGACGCTTTGCTGCCTTAGAACCACGCTTGACTTTACCTGTAACAGGAGCTTTAAGGTTAGCACCTTCCTTAGCTTTGAAGTATCTACGACCTGCAGCTGTTAAGCCACCAGTTTTACTCTTGTGTTCTTTCCTCATTTTTTTCTACGATTAGCTTTTACCCTTCTCGGCTTCCCTGCTGGTTGTCCGAGTCTCTTCTTTTCTGAAATTCGTGCTCGTTTCTTTGATGGGGAGAGTTCCCCAGCAGTCACAGGGGTTTTCTTGCTGACACGCTTTGATGGTCTGCAATATGGCGTTCCTCGCTTTTCTCCCTGTCGTCGTCCACAAGGCTTTCCAGAGCGGACATCTACCCACTTTTCCTTGAACCATCTCTTCAGAGCTAGTCCCTTCTCTGTCTTGCGTACTGCCATCTACTTCTTGTTGCCCCAACTCTTGGCTCCTTTCTTTCTACATTTGGCTATAGCCCCAGAAGCATAGGCACTAGGAAACACCTTGTACCTTGACTTGACCTTACGATAGCATGCGTCCTTAGCCATTGTATTTCATCTTCTTACCTTTTTTCTTTGCAGCTGCTTTCGCTTGTGCAATTCCTTTAGGTGTGTATGCGAATTTTTTTCCGTTAACTTTAGGCATTATTTACTTACTGCTGCACTACCAAAGTAAAATGATATAATACTTATAATAGCTGTTTTGATTTCTGGTAGGATAATATATCCATGTAAAGTTTCGTAAGTTACGCCTTTAGAAAAGCCGAACCACTTACTATATTCAGTAGCAACAGTAACACCTTCGTCACTGTGTGCTAAAATAAACGGTGCAATAATTACACCAAACAAGACTGTAAAAACAATTATACGTCTAGTCCAAGCACCAAAGGCATCTACCCTAGCTGCTGCTGCATCTGCACTTTCGTCTGATGCTTTCTGTTTCTTAATCAAGCCCTCAGTAACTGCTGCTTGATTCTGCACCAATGTACCAATAAGCTTAAAGATGAAGCCAGAAGCCCCACCGCCTAACATTGCTAATAATTCTGTACTCATTTTTTTATATTTCTATAAACTATAACTGCTAAAAAGGCAAGCCCCATTAAGAGCCCTGTGGCTGCAGGTTCAGGAACTGCAGGGTAATCGACACCAAACCTGTAATCAAGTTCGTCCCAACCATACTGTGTATTCTCATACTGTACACCATCCCACTCTTGTCTGTCTAGTAAAGGTACAAAGTAATACCACTCCCAATCTTGGTTAATGTTAATCCAAGATATAGTCTCATACTCTTCTTCTTCTACTATACTCATTTTTTAAATACGGATGCTATCTCCTTAATAATCTTAGAGATAATATTATTCTTTGGTAGGAACATGGCTATGATAGACAAAATACCAACATAGGCAAGCCCCATTGCCCATAAATCATCTTTGTATGTACTAAATATGTGTTTAAAAAATTCCATTAGTTTGTTGGTGATACTTGTCTATGGGGTGTGATATCGTCTTCCATAGGGTCAATTGGTGTTTCTACAATAGGTATTTCTTGTTTGACTTCTTTCTTTGGTTCCTCTTTACTTTCTTCCAATGACTCTTCTTGCTTTGTTTCTTCCTTTGGCTCTTCTTGTGGCTTTGATTCTGTTTCTTCGTTATTCTTAGATGGTTGTTTCGATTCTTCAGACTTTTCCTGAGCTTGTTCTTTACTTGGCTCTTGTGTTGGTGTCGGCTCTACACTATTCGGCTGCTTTGTATCAACAGCGTTATCGGTATCGACGTCAACGGATGACCCTGTGGGATCCTCAATCGCAGCAACTCGTTCAGAAATCATTTCCTGCCCCCAAGAATGCAAGTCGTCAAAGTCGACAAAAGACTCAAAGAAAGCAGGAGGTTCAATAATTCCTTCGTACACATCTTCTGCTACTTGTGCTACAACTAACTCTGTGTAAGTAACAGCTAACTCTGTTTGTGCTACAGCTGCAGTACTTACAGCCATTGTCCCAGCGGTCCCAAGGGATGATATCTTTTCTACTACTGGGAACTCTTTTAATCTACCTATTAGTGTTTTAGCACTTTGCTTTGCTGCTTTAGCTTGCTCTTGTGCTTCTTCTTTTAAGCCATCATCATCTAATACTTTTTCTAGTGACTCCTTAAGGTCTTGTAAATTCTTCTTTGCCTCTTTATTGTCCATTCTTTAACTCCCTTACTATCTTTATAATCGACAAGACCATAAATGTAAGAGTCGCTAAACCGACAAATAAACTAATAACTTGATCTACGCCCTGTAACCAAATACTGGCAATAAACCCTGATACTCCTACTGATGACCTATAAATTATTTCTTCCATGTTTGTAAATAGCGTGTCAATTAAAGATGGGTGCATTAACCTCTGTAACCATTGTGGCTTGTTCTTCTTCAGTAAGAGTCGTGTAGTCAGTAACCTCTAAAGCAAACTCATCGTCATATGTTATAAAAGGTAAGGTAGCAAATTTTATTGTACTACTTGAATCCGAAAAGAAAGGTAAGCCTATTGCTTCACCCTCTTGCATTGCCTTAGCTTCTGCATCTGATGCTGTTGAGTATATTATATAATTAGCCATTTTAGTAATTAGATGAAA